ATATTATTAATTATATATCAGTCGGTTGGAAAAATGAAGATAACTGTTTGAAAGTATATCATTCTAAACCTAACTATGTATTCAAAGGTTCATCAGACAATCAAAAATGGTATGATGAATATCTCAATCATGAACCATATGCTAAAAAAGTAACTAGTTATATATATCGGATAGCAGATCAAGACATTTTAACAACATTATCTTAATTATTTTTTTATAACAGTATTTAATATATATTTTGTAGATATTAAAACAAAAAATAAAAAAAAATAAGTATTACACCATTGTTTCGAAACTAACTTTGTTTTCATCTTCAATATAATAATGAAATCTTGAAATTTCATTTTCGTCAAACTCAAAATTTGTTTTGTATTGACATATTTCATCGATATTGTTATTTTCATAATAAATATAACCGTCCTTTTCATAAAAATTTACGCTTCGAAGTATATGTTCAGACCTATCACATTCCCACTTGTACAACATAAGTTTATATTTTTTATTTTCAGCATCAAAACACACAACATAATATCTATTTGAACGATATGACTCGCCTGAACTTACACAACTAGTACCGAACACTTGATCTGATTTACAAAATTTAATTAATTCATTTAAAACAGGAACATGTTCATTATGATTTTTAATAAAAACGCAATCCATTTATTCAAATAGTAACACAAAACATAAAATGATTTGAGCCATTTAATTACTTCAATATTCAATTTTTAATTTACGAATTTTAAGGAGTAAATAAACAAATTATGGTTTTTCAACAAAACTTCAATTTTTAATTTACGAATTTTATTAAATTATCTTCTATAACCATTGATACCGACACCGTAGCCAGGGACAACACCATTGACACCGACACCGCAACCATTGACACCGACACCGCAACCAGCAACACCGACACCAACACCACTAAATTCTACATTTTTCAATCCACGTTCTAAATGTAAAATCTGAGCTTGTCTTTGAGAAAAATTAACCATTTCTTGTATACCCATAAATCCTTGTTCTCTGGCGCATTGCACATCGGCATAATCTATGCATCTATTTGCGGCGATTTGATTTTTCAATCCACGTTTCAAATGTTGAACTTCAGCATATCGACGAGCGAATGCATTAGCATCACATAAACCCTCGTTACATACTGGATAACTGGGTGTATAATTTGGGTCTGGGAATTCTTGCCAGCCATTTATAAATCCTTTGCGTCCGACTGGTTGATAAGTCAATGGATAATAATTTGAACAACCTTTTATAAACCCAGGTCTTCCAACTATATTAGTAAAATTATGTGCCATTTGTTTAATGTTACGTATATGTTATATATATAAATCACAGAAATTTTTTGTTTCGGAGGGTTTATCCAATATAATCTATATGTTGGTAAATTAGTTCAAAAAATTTATAATTTAACAGTCCACGTTAATATCGTAGGAGTAGTTATACTATTATTAACCGCAACAAAATTCGGAGTTGTTACAAATGTTACTATATCGGGGACTGGATTATATGTTGGACTTGTAATTGTTCCTGATTTGGGTACAAGAGTAATTTTATTGGTATTTTGATTTGGATTTTGATTATTAAAAGTTCTATAAATAATACCATCTATATTGATCGCAACTGCAATTGCATTAACAACTCCTTGCACAACAAATTCAAATTTATCACCATCAGAAACTCGCAAAGGAAAAAGAGGAAATTGAAATTGTGGTTGAAATGTTGGTCCTTGCATATTCCAATGATTACCCTGTATTGTTTGTGAAGGTATTGAAAATTGACCAGGAGCCGGTATATTAATAATGCCCGGTAAACCTACATTAATATTTTGTATTGATTGGGTTAGCCATGAAATCTGTGATCCTTTTTGGGGGATAAAATTTATTCCTTGTAAAAAATTAATGAAAGTGTAATTTGGATTTACATTAGGATCAGAATCAGTCGCAGTATCAACCCACGCACCAACAAGATACATTAGACCAGATTTTTTTTGAACAGGTGTCAAAAAATTTAAATGTCCAATATTTGTATGACTATTTTTTTCACTATTTTTATCACTATCTTTATTACAGCAACTCATATATATATGTATATATACAAGTAACAATTTAATTATAAATGCGGGTGATCGAGTACAACTTTATAATCAAAAAATTGATAATATGTTTTGATTATAAAGTTCATATATTTTTGACCCTGAGGTATTCATTTAATGGACTAACAGGTGATAAAGCAACTAAAAGGTTCAAACAATAAGTATAATGGAAACAAAAACAAGAACAAGAAAAATTGGATTTTCACTCAAGATCAATACCCGTAGAAAGGACGATTTTCATGTCAGTGCACCAGAATTGAGACTCAGTACTAAAATGGTAACACCACCTGATTCGCCATTGTCTGCAACAACATTGAAAAATCCCCATTCTCCGACGTCTTCTGTAATCAATAGAAAGCTCGTGTTTTTAGAGAAGTTACATAGAAAGTATGAGGACCAAGTCAGACGCCAAATGAAAGGTTCACTTACCGAATTTATTACATTGTGAATATTTTTTTTATTTTTATTTTTATTTTTATTTGTTTATTTTGTTTATTTTGTTTAATTATTTAATTATACAGTGGATAAGAATATTTCTCAATTTCATCATTAATTTTATTTATTCTTCTTTCATCTCTTTTACTTAAGGGATGTTGAACGGATAATATTTTTTGTTTTTCTGCTGTAAGTATTTTTATTAATCTTTGTTCAAAACATCCATTTTCTATATCCATTTGACGATTATTACAACTATAACTAAAATGGGCGTTCCCCTTCATCGGGTGATATTGTCTCGGATATGGATGGTCTAATTGTGAATACATTGGATGATATTCGATCTGATTAGATAAGTTAAATTCATGTCTGCACAACGGACACTTTGTTATATTGTTTGTTATACAGTTATAACAAAAACTATGTGAACATGGAAGGAAATAACTATTATTTTTATCCTCTAAACATATCGCACATTTATCATTATCCATTGATTGAAAACCATTTTAGTATGTGATTTATATAAACTTTTTATGAATTTAAAAATTATTCAATTTTTCAAATAATATTTAATAAACAAAAAAATCAAAGTTTCTTGAACCTCTTACCTTTAGATTCATCATCATCATCATCATCATCATCATCGTCATCGACAATAATCCTTTTACGCTTTCTGTTGATGTAAGGAAGTGGGTAATCATCCTGATCAGGATCAGAATCAGAATCAGAATCAGAATCAAGATTGATGATTTCAACAACGGGTTGACAAAAATCCATTCCTGATTCTTCTTGATCAGATTTTTCGTCATTAGATTGTTCATCATCAGATTGTTCGTCATCAGATTGTTCGTCATCAGATTCTTCGTCATCAGATTCTTCGTAATCTTCATCCAACAGTTCCGGATCAATCGCCTTGCGCCTGTATTCGTTGCATGATGGACACGGTGTGTAACTTTCATCAAAATTCTCCTTTTTGAGGATCATATTGAAGAAAACTTCCGCAACATCTTCCCACGAAAATCCGCAAGAACACTGAAACTGGTACAAAGTTTTGTCATTTTCATCCTCATCGCCCTTTCCAAGATACAAAATGTTGTTGTTCAGACACATTTCTTTAATGGTTGGTTCCACTGGATCACCCTTTGTTCTGTGGTAACGATGAGTCATAATTATTGTTATTTGACGCTGAATGACAAAATGAGAAGTTCACAATTATAAAATTTTATGGATTATACAGCAAATATATTTTTTCAATTTTCTGATTATAATCGTTCTAACAAAATAGAAATCAAAAAAATTGATAATTCATTATGATTATGAAGTCTATATATTTTTTGATTTCTATTTATTTAACTAAACCATTCAAACTATGAATACAATGGAAACAAAAACAAAAACAAAAACAAGAGTAAGAAAAATTGGATTTTCACTCAAAATCAATACCCGTAGAAAGGACGATTTTCATGCGAGTGCACCAGATTTGAGAATTGACACTGGAATTATAACACCATCGGGTTCATTGTCTGCTACGACATCGTCTACAACAGCGCTGAAAAACTCTTCCCCTAATTCCCCAACAACCAATAGACGGCTCGCACATTTGGAGCAGTTGCACAGAAAGTATGAAGATGAAATAAAACATCAAAATGAAAGATACGTTCGCTAATGATCAAATAATGAATATTATTTTATTTATTTAATTTAAAATTGAAATACACAACATTTAAATAATCTAATAAAATATCTGGGTAAAATTAAACAAAATATATTTTAAAATCAATGAGTGCCATTGCTATTCTTTTGGGTATTGTAATTGGTGTACCTTTGACTATATACCTCGGCAAAACCTTCATTGATAATAATGATAAAGCCAAAAAAAAATATAATTATCTTATTGGAACCCCATTTAATCAAGCCAGATCAAGGAGTAGAGACATAACATTAGTAAATTATCCATACGGTCTGCCTCCTAATATGGCATGGAAATATACTGAATCCAGAATTAATGTCAAAACTGATGAAAACAATATCATTACTGAAATTTTGAGTTGCGGTTAATGTGATTTTCATTTATTTATATTGTTCATTAACCAAAATAAAATCAATATATTCTTTCAATTAGATATTGTTTAATCTTATCATAGCCTTTTGAATAATGTGTCGAATCAGCCATATATTCTTCAAAAAAAGGTTTATCATCAATAGATTCAATGTATTTACCGATATTGTGTATTTTTATATTTTTAATATTGTTGTTGATATTTATTGTTTAATAATTTCTTTTCTTATTATATCTCCGTTCTTATTTTTAATTATTCTCATTTTAATTTTTTTGATAGATTTTTGTGATACATCATCTAATGGAACTATTTTATTTTCAGGTAAATTTGTTGTTGTGTGATCACTTTGAATATATTCTTTTACATTGATCATTATTTTTTCCTTTAGCGAATCCATCAATATTGTATCTGTTGTTTCATTTTTGATGAAGTTATACACATCAATTATTTCCTTTATATGTGACAAATTATAATTATCGTTGCTTTTGTATTGTTTTGATCTATTTTTCTTCATTGCATTTTCGCAAATATTTTTAACTTCGTCAATATCGAGATTAAACTTTTTGCTTAAATTATCAAATGGGATTTTATCTTGAGAATACAATTTATAAAGATATCTTTCTAACAATGCATTTATTGATCCCTCGCTTCTGCCCATTTTTTCAGCAATTATATTAACCGTTAAATTTTTATCAAACATGTCGATACATTCTTTTGTATTATTATAATCCCAGCGCATGCCATGATTTTTTGGATAACTAAATAAATTCATACTTATTATTATTTTACACACATTATTTTAAATCATTTTTATTTTTTATTTCATCTTTGTTTTTAAATAAGTAATCACCTATATGTGCATATTTGTCTGCACCCGTCGCAGATCCGAAAGTGTGATCAAATAAATTCGTTTTATTATTATTCGTCATATTTTTATCCTCTATAACATCTACATTTTTTATTTCATCTTTGTTTTTAAATAAATAGTCGCCTAAATGGGTATATTTGTCTGCACCCGTCACAGATCCGAAAGTGTGATCAAATAATTTTTTTTCCATATTGATTTATTGATTTATTGATTTATTTATATATTAACATAAATTAGTCCGATATATTAAAATCAATTTTTAAAAATTGAAATATATCTATTTAATTCACATGGACAAAAATAATAAATTATGCTTTCTCTACTGGTTTCTTCATTGGTTTCAGGAATTGTAAACCTTTCCAATTCATCAAATGAATCAAAATACAAATGCTCTTCAAGATCGCATGAACAGAAAACTCGCCAATTTCAAAATATCCAAAATGGCCAAAACCAACAAACTAACAAATATTCTAACCCGTTTGCATCCCCATAAACTATTTTATTTTATTTTAAATATTTATTGATATTATCTGGATAATAAGGAGTCGATATGTATAATGATTTAACAAAATGACAAATAAATGGTTCATAATATGAGTTAAATAAATGATATGGCGATTTCGTTTATTGGTTTGTATTATTGCTAATATTATGATTCATACTTTGATTATCATTATATTTATCAACTCCTGTAAAATATTATAATTCTTACAATTTAAATACTTATTTATAAAAAATTGATTTAATGCGTGTACTGTATGTATCAATATATTTTTTGTATTACTATTCTGATCTTTTGATCACAAAATATTATGGTGTTTTACGATGATTCATATTTTCTTCGATGTTGTGAAAATGGATATACGCAACCACTCAAAAAACAAATAAAAAAATATGGCTATATGTCAATTCACGTTAAAGATGAAAATGGACGAACACCTTTCTTGATTGCGTGTATTAATAATAAACTATCCATTATCAAAATTATTATGTCAGCAAAAGATTTCAAAAATGAGTTTTTGTATGACACAGATGATTTTAAACAGACGGGTTTACATCTTGCGTGTAAAAATGAATGTCGCGAAGTCACTAACCATCTTGTGGAACTATATTTTATTAAAATAAATGAACGTGATCTTGATGGAAAAACACCGTTTGATGTAGCCTTTGAGAACCAATTTTTTTCTGTGGCGAATTTGATGTTAAAAAGCCAACATTTGATATTACCGAAAGCAATTAAGCTTTCACCGACATACATAAATAACGCTCGCTATGATAGGTTTCGGATCTTCAAATTTGAAAATCAGATTAATGAAAATATTAAAAAACAAAAACAAAAAGAATATCTATTAATATATTTGTTAGTTTTGTTGACGAGTGATGGATGTTTTGATGTAAAAAATATTAAGTGTAAACATAAAATAGGACGATTTTTTAATATTGTGAAAAATCTACCGTTGGAATTGGTGATGGTGGTAATTAATCGTCTACGTGGATCATCAAAGGATTTGATACTAACTAAAACACTAAATGATGAAATTAATTTTAATCAATGTAACATTACCGATTTAATTTATTTTAATTAATTTTAATAAATAATTACGGGATTATATATCAATGCCAATTACGAAACCTTGTCGTTCTTCCCGAATATAATCATGTAGCTTGTTATATAACTATTTTCTATTTTGCTTGTTACAACGGCAAATAATATGTGCTTCCATGCAAATTAGTCATTCCTATTTCCTTCATAACATCTATATATATATTATTTATTATTCCACAAGTCAAATCATGGGTTTTCGCCAAATCGTCCATAAATATCATTACTGATCTATCTTTATATTTTTCCATCATTTTATCTATAAATTTATCGTTGAATGGATCATGCAATTTTAATTTATCCACCGCTCTTTTTATTAATGGTTTCATATTTATACACCCAACTTTTATGATATTGACTAATTTTTGGTTTAATTTATAATCACTATATTTTTCGATGTCAACTATCTCTTTTTCTGGGTCATATGGTATAAATCCATATTTACCATACCATGTGTCTCCATGAGTTAGCATATAAAATGAATCAAAATCTATTCGTGTATTATTTTGATTACAGAAAATAAAGCTGTTGTCTTTCAATTGTATATATGTCAAATCATATTTATCCTTTAATTCCTTGAGAAATTGTATACACAATCGTAATAACATTGAGCCTCCCTTGGATTTTGGCATTCCTTCTAGTGTACATTTGTCGAAACTGGTTACATTTTGTATATATGCATATTTTTCTTTTTTTAATACTATTATATGCACACATATTTCCATTGTGTCTTCGATCGATTTATTATTTATATGATATGATATCTTATTTGTCGATTCACTTTCATATATAACAAATGTATATCCTTCAAATTTGTATTTTATTTTTTTGGCTCCCCCATATTGTTCAAATATCTGTTCGTTTTTTTTATTCTTACATGTAATCAATCCTTTACAAAGTTCATAATCTTCATACATTAATTTATTTATTATGTTTTCTCTATTTTTTATTTGTAATTTTTTGAATAATTCATTATAATGGTCATATATCGTCATATATATACGTTTATATAAAAAATTGATTTATTAATATTGCTATGTCATCTATTGTTTTAAATTTATTTATAATCACGTATATTTATAATATCTGATAATTCGTTCGATGGATGGATACGATTGTCAGGATTTAGCGATTCAAATGGATGCGCTATTGGCCAATAAATCGAAAATAAAATCAAATAAATCAAAATACAAAAAACGTCTGATCGCAAATAATCAAAATAATCGATCTAACAAAAACACATATCGAATTAACAATAATTCGTTAGGATTTACCACATTGAGAAATGATGATTTAATGAAATGTGTAACTGAACATCTATCAGTAAGTGATTACATGAATATTGCATTTACATGCAAGGGATTATACAATCACTATTTATCAAATGACACGCTGAAATATTTACTATTTAATAAATTAAAAGAAAAAATTATGGCAGACATCATTAAAGATGATTCCATGAATATCAACATGAAAATTTCAGCTGCATTACTAAAATATTTTAATAAAGACTTCGAATATATCGTTATTTGTAATATAATCAGACAGGAATCGTCTGATATCATGTCGATGATAAGAACCACTCATTGTCAAATAAAAATATTAAGGAGTATCATTAAATATGAAATTTATTTTGCGAAAAAATATCTGAAAGCATATCGTAGATATAAATTTGATGATATCAGTGACAAAGTTAGATTTAAACTTTTAGTTTCAATTAAAAGAAAATATGAAGAGATGTGTGGAGAGGAGTATGGAAAAAATATGAGTAGACAAAATGAAAAAAATTTAAAAAGATTGAGTTTGTACGTATATACCAAATTTATTCATTAAATAAATAAAAAAAATTAAATAAAAATTTTTACATTTCAAAAAATGAAACGCTGTCGTTCCCTTTGTTTTGAACTAGAAATTGTCTATAACCAACATAAACAGTATTGTTATCAAACATTATGTATTTTTGAATGTTGTCCAGTTTTGAGCACTCCGGGATTTGTTTAATGTTCATGACATGTGATGTATACATTCTTGTCATTCCATGATTGTTGTATTGTTTGGCGAATTCTGCGATAACGGCGTCTTTGCAATTCATGATGTCGATGAGAGATTTATTAATTTAAGTTAATTTCAATTTAATCTTAGTTTAGTACAATCAACTATTTAAATATTTAAACCATTCAACTTTTATTTTATTTTATTTTGTTTAGTTGTAAATAAACAAAATGTATAACTTTATAGATAATTGTAAAGATAAACACCTCACAATTAGAGATGTTAAATTAATGTCTGTCGGTGATGTTATTGATGTCGTCATAGGGGATTTGGGAAAATGCTAAGGAAAATACATATTATGATCCTTGTGTATTTTTTAAATCAAATCGTTGTAAAATAACATACAAAGGTGATATGCAGTGAGATATCTATTTTGATTTTGGTAAAAACGACAATAAGATAAATAATGTTTTACATAAAAAATCGAATGATTTTGGTAAAAACGACAATAAGATAAATAATGTTTTACATAAAAAATCGAATGATTTTGGTAAAAACGACAATAACATAAATAATGTTTTACATAAAAAATCGAATGATTTTGGTAAAAACGACAATAACATAAATAATGTTTTACATAAAAAATCGAATGATTTTGGTGATACTTACACTCATCCAGTACATCTCGATATATCAAGCCTTCAAACAAATTGGACATGGTATCCAATAGATGAATTAGATGGAAAAATTCCATTAGATCAGACTGGTAAACACATACATTGGACCGAATTTTCTGATATAACGCGCGTTGGTTGGAGGGGTCCGATTATGTTATGGGACAAACTAAAAGATTTACCCCAAATTTATTATGATTAATTTAACATAATTGTTCGATTACATTATCATCGTTCAATCTCAATAATCGTCTTGTATCTTCCGGGATCTTGCGATTATTATACAGAATCAACTTAATTTCTCTCTTTGTTTGTTCTATTATTTTATCGTCATCCCTCCTATTAAGAAAATTTCCGAATCGTTTTATTGTTTGTTCATCCAATTTACCTTGTAACTCATCAAATTTTTCAACCAGATAATCACTTTTATCTTCATACATATCTTGTAAACAATTTTCTCTATTCATCAATTTCCAGCAATCACCATCATACTTCATTACATATGAATCTTTGATGTTGCTGATATAAATGTTATGATTTTCTGGACGATTCTTGTCAAAATGTACTATTTCAGTGAGGTTTTCAATCGATTTAAATCCTTTGTAGAATAATTTCTTGAGACGTTCTTCATCAATAAATGAAAGATCTTCTTTTCCGTGGGCAACTAAATTTATATTTAATTGTTTTATATTATTCTGCTGATTGTTTGTGTTAATTGTATTAGTATTATTCGAGTTTACATTATTACTATTTATTATATTCTTATTGTCTATTTGCTTCTTTAATTGTTTGTTTTCTTCCATTAACTGTTTTTGATTTTCTTCTAATTTTTGTATTTGCTTTTTATTTTCTTCCATTTGTCTCATTAATATTTGATATATTTCTTCTTTTTTATTTGTATCATCTTTTTTTATATCACATCTATCATTAATATGTCTTGTTAACGATGATTGTCGGCTGAATGTTTTTTTACAGTAATTACACACAATATTTTCTGTATTTTTCCTATCATCGGTGCGAATCGGTGTTTTTTCGGTGTCCTGTGGTGCAGTTGATTTGCATGCATTTTTTCTCTTGATATGATAGTCATAAGTTTGTTTTCTTGTAAAGATTTTTGTACACTTATCGCATTTATATTCTACCATTTGTAGATTTTGTTATATTTATTATATACATTAGATTATGTTCTTTATATATATTTGTTATTTTTTTGTCATTTTTGTCAATTTTATGTCATTATTTTTTGTCATCTTTTTGTCATTTTGTTTACGTGATACACATTTGTGAAAAAATCATGAAAGGGGGAGGGAGTGAAAATAAAAAATAAAAAAAATAATAGAAAATAAATTTAACACAGATATTTATATTTTAAAGTAATAGCATCAATAAATCTTAACACTTAATGATGACCTAATTAATTAAATTTGATGTGTAAAAATACACGTTTTATCATCATCTGATCAAAATTTTTTACTATGTATATAAATCAAATAAAATAAAATAAATAAAAGTTACTCCGATAAAGAAAGTTCACGTGGAAGGCCCAATTTTTTTTTAACAATATCCTCCATATTGTTTCTGAAAATTTTAATCTGTTCCGCCGTCAAGGAATCATCACAAGATGTTATGGTTGTGTAATTAATGGGATCATCCTCGTCCTCAAACATATCGTCAATGTGTTCATCGTAAGCCGTCAAAAAATCGTCATTGTTCTTCAGTTTGGAAAAATCAAAAATGTCAGTACTTTCCATTTTAACATGCATGTCGTTGTTCTTGGCGATCTTTTTGAAGGAATTTATGACATCAATAGAAACAATGAACAACTCCTGAGGAATCTTGAAGTTCTTTGAAACCGAACAAGCAATCTTCACATTGTATTTCGCCAATTCCTTTTTGATCAACTTCTCGAACTCGTCAATTTCCATTTTGCCCTTTGGGGTACATTGCAAGATAGGGATTGATACAAAAGTATCGTGCTCAGAAGTGTGTTCAATCATGCGTTTGTACATACTCCTATGCGTCTTCCCGATCTTGATACACGCAAGATTGCAAGGTCCGTAAACTTCACCATCATCCCCTTTGAAAAAAGCCTCAGACAACATAGAAATACACATGTAAACGCATTTTAAGTCTTCGACGCAAACGTTCGCGTTGGCTGACTTCTGTTTCAGTTTGTCTTTGATGTCTGGGTTAACCATTTTTGAGTTCAAAAAAGCTAGAATTGACGGTACTTTTATCACCTTCAGTAGTCATAGTTATTTCAAAAAGTAATGAAACATACAGTCCATTAATGAAATCAACTTTTTGATTATAAATAAATTTCCATAATATAGCATCTATCTCTATCAAAAAGTTGATAAGATAAAATTACTGTAAGATTCATTAATTTTGAACACTGATTGCCATTCGTTTTCGCCTGAATTCGTAAAAAAGCTTTCATTCCAGTACTGTACAACACGACACATCATCAAAATGAGTATCAAAATCGACACAAAACAGTTTGAATGTGCACTCGATGTTTGTTACGAAAGTTTGTCTTCAGAACTCAGCACATGCAAAAACACTCAACGTTCACAAAAACGGACTTCATGCACTATGTGTTTTCCGGACGAGGACAATGATCCTTTTAACATCCTTTGTGATGATTGTTTGCATCTTCTTCGTTACCGCCAGCCCACAGAATGCGACAAACGCGTGAAAAAACTTCAAAAAATAGTCGACACAATCGGTATTTTGCGAGCCCTATTTGAGAGAATTGTTGTGTCATCGACATCAGAAATCGATCTTGATGTATCTGTTGTTTCAGAAGATGGAAAGAAAGAAGTTGTTGATTTTGTCAACGAAATTCTACTTCCACAGAGCAAAATCGACAAAATTGATCAAATTATGATGTTTGCTCAATGTCTCGAAAAGACAGTCCAAAATCATTCTGTCCTGAAATTGAAAAAGACTGATCTATTACTTTCTGACGGAAAACTTTTAGGATTCATGTGGGGGTTCAATTAATTTTTTTATTAATTTTGTTTATTAAATATTTGTCATAATTTGTCATAATTTGTCATAATTATTTAAAATGGTGAAGCACTCTATTAATTAACATGGATTTTGATAATAATGATGATGATGATGATTTATGTTATGATACAGAAAACTTCGAGTTAGTTGAATCGGGTTTTTATAAATATCGTTGGGAAATAGATCATGAAATTGAATATAGTCCATGTATTATATCTGATTTGTATATATGTATTAAAAGATCACAACTTGGTGAAAGAAGTATCTTAGATGTATTTTCATATATTTCTTTAATAATGGGACGTCAGCGGATCAGTAGATTATCTCTCGAGGATAATTTATTTATTGCGAAGATTCTAGACAAAAAAATAATTGAATCTAATGACATAATAAAAATTCCCATACCAATATTTGATATGAGCATGAAAAATAGATATTTCGGAACAAAATTTCCCATATGTTTATTGATGAATCAATTTACGACAATTCATTTGGTTGGGATTTGTAGTGATTTTGATATAGGTTTTTGCTATAAAAAATATAATATAATAAGGTATTATCCTAGAGAAAATATAGAAATATTTAACACAGAATTATTAACATATAACGACTGTCGTGAATCTAATATTGAACATAATGTTGATCATACATACAATTTACAATTTTATGATGCTTATCGAACTTATCACACCTCATGCAATTTGATGATGATTAAATTCGAAGAAAATGAAAGAATAAGTGAATGTGTTTACGGAGAATCCCTGGATAGAGACCAAGATTTAAATTATAACCAACTCAGACAAATTAAATTATCACATGATAACGAAGAAATATTTATATGGAATATATGCGATAATGATATTATTACAATGCGTCATTTGAATACACGTTTTTACATGGTTTCGTTACCAAAGGCGACAAGACTGCCGTTTAATTTGACATCTAAAAATGATATTAAACGTATTTTTTGCGAAGGACATCATACAAAATTACAACATACTGATGTAAATTTTTTTAACGAAAAATTAAAGATATCATTTGAATTTGACAGTGATGAATCAGTCACATACAATTGGGTTAATATATCGATATTTAACAAAAATGTATTATTATTTGATGATGGAATATGTTATAAAACGTCACCAAATGTTAATCGAAATTCAATAATTGTTAGTAACAATCATTTATGACAACATTCGATGATTCGTAATAATCATATCGAGCTTGTTTATATGATTCAAATAGTCGTGTTATTTCATTTTGAACTTTATTGTCAACAAAATCAGAAAATTCTAATTTACACAAAATAATTACATCATCGTATTTTAGCAACTCTTTTACAACATTGATATGCCCCTTGTAACAAGCAGAAAATAAAGGAGTTGATCCGTCATCAGTTTTTTCATTCATAAAAGAAAAGGACGTTTTTGATTTACTATTAAAGTCGGGACTTGAAATTAAAAAATTAACCATATGAACATTTCCGCGACGACAAGCACAATAAAAAGGTGTTTTACCATAGGCATTTTTTTCGTGTAGATTATTCATATTAAAATCAGAATGTTCAATTAGTAATTTAACGACATCAACATTTCCATTGTCACACGCCCAATAAAATGGTGTGTTGCCATAAATATTTTTCTCGTTAAGTAGAAATTTAATATCGAAATTTGGGATTGATAGCAGAAATTGTATTATATGAATGTGCCCCATTTCACAACAAACTGAAAAAATTGTATTACCGTCATCATCTTTTTCATTTAAACTTTTAATATCAAAACCAGGAATTGATATTAGAAATTGTATAATATGTAAATGTCCTATCCAACAAGCCCAAAATATAGGTGTGTGTCCCATGATATCTTTTTTATTTAATTCGTTGATATTAAAATTTGTATTTGACGTATACTCTTTTATAATTTTTAGATCACCTTTTTCACATAATTTATGTAATGAACTCATTATATCATTCGGATTAACCATTTATTATTTATTATTTATTACTTTGAAACATTATAAATTATAACTCTAGTCTGAAAATTAGTAAATCAATTTTATAAACAATATGACAATATAGCAATATGGCAATATAGCAATATAAAGTGTTTTGCAAATAAATGAAAATAAAAAATTGATAAATAATAAGTATAGTTACATTTTTAAATAATTTATTTAAAACAATTACATAGCATGGAAATTATTAATTCAGATTTTAAACTTCATTTTGATGATGTTAGGAATTTTGAATTAGACAGTTGGGACGTTTTTTTAAACATTAAATTTAATGAAAGCAATGTACATGTCATAAAATTATTTTACCATAACTTTATAAATAATTATGACAAAAGTTGGAATCTTTTTGAAAACAACGTGTATGGTACATTTAAATATTTTAATAAAAGTGATAAACAAGAAAAGAAATTCATTGTGTATTTTGAATCTGACGATAATGAAATATATTACATTTGTAATAATGATCATTATGTGTGTTATTGTCGTGAAGGATTCAAAACGACACTTATAACACATAATACAAAAGATATTGTTCCATCTGATACAATTAATGAAGAATGTATTGTAAAAAAATGGGATCTTAGTTCCCATCTGGTTGAAAATAAATTAGATAATAAATCAGATAATAAAATCATATACGAATATATTCAATTTACAGATGTTGATTATCATGGAACAAAAACAAAATATGGTAATTTTGTTCCATATGCTTGGGAGAATTATTTCTATTTTATTCATCACACTGATAAGAATATATTAGAAATATTTAACGGTTCCCATTGGATATTTGAATTACACAATAAAATTAATATCGACAACGATTTTATTAAAAATTTATTAAAAAAATATGCATTATCATTATATATATGGGAATATGATGAGAAAGGTAAACAAAAAGATTATTCAGTTAGTGATGATATATTTGAATATATGCCAGGTGATCTAATATATTTTGCTTCAAAGAATAAAATGTATGTTAAGAAAAATAATGAAGTTTTAATAGATGTGAGTGATACAAGAACATTTATTCATGACAATATTTATCATCCTGATAGATGCGATCATATTACAAAACTCGGTTATGACTTGAGTTTAGATTATGACATAATAGATTTTGATAATACAAAAATTATACCATCCATTTGTTATAAAAGGGTTATTAAAAATGTTATACATGATGTTTTTACAAAACGTATGTCTTACACATCCAGATCACATATTGATTCTTATGATATCCTTACAAAAATGACACCGTTTGATACCAATTATAAAATGTTTATTAATTTGCATTTGGTAAATTCCGAAAAAAGTCTTTTAATAAAATTTAACTCAACAATTTTATTGCATATGAAGTTTGATAAAAATTACAATATCATAACAAAATACATATATAATCATATTGATTACAATAAATTAATTAAATCTATTGATGGTATTGATAAAATTATTTTTAATCCATCACCAGATTCAATATATAAATTTCTAGATTTCTACGTATTAAAAAAAGATTATTTGGAACAAGGTGACAAACAAGATAGTAAAAAATCTATTAATATGGTATGCGATATAAAAACTCGGCAAATTAATTTTCAAAAAAAATGTCACAATAAGTTAAATAAAAAATATGATATACAACAAAAAAATGACTATTATTTAATGAAAAAACATTTATGTTTAAGAGAATTTGATTTTGATGCACCAGATAATTTGGCGACTAATAGCGATGTTGATAATTTGACGATTAAGAATGATACTAATTCTAATTCTAGCAGTACAGAATATGTCAATTTTGATGATTATGAAATTAATATGAAAATAGATTTGAACACCAAAGAAATCATAATGAATGATTTATCTGGTATAATTATAGAAAATGATATTTCAACAGATTTAATTAAACTTGATTTAAAAGAACACGTGATTACACCCATTAAATATGGCTACAAATACGGTACCACGGATGACAATAAACAAGTTATTATTGAACTTGAATTACCTGAAAATGCAAAAATTGTTTCAGGATCCAACAAAAATAGAATAAATAAATGTATCGTATTAAGAATTTATGATCCGTTAACTAATGAAGATTATCTTGAGGCAAAAGGAAAATATATACAAGATTTCAAATATACTGTAGGAGATGAGATAGTTATAAATAATTATATTGTGAACAGTAATTTATGTGAACCTGGAATACATTTTTGTCATAGTATAGAGGAACTTAAAAAACAATCTTGGTAGAGAAGTCACCTTTGGTAGGTTATAAATAACCTTTAACATATTCCATTATATTTTCATCAAACTGTTTACTTGTTATTATTGTCCTTGGTGAATTACTTAGCCTATGAATAAGTGTCATTTGAAGTTCTAAAGGCAATTTTGATGCAATTTTCATGAATCGTAAACCATTTTTATTGTCCGTTTCTTCGTTTAGTTTATAATATTCGTCGCACAAAAATACAATATTTCGATATAAATCAATATTGCTTTTCAGTATTAAATTTGATCGACAAGTTTCCGGATCCTTTTTGTATCTTTCAACTAGTTCTTTTATTTTTGTGTCTTTTGTTTTAATAATATCAGGAACAATAATATTATGACATTTAAGTAATGTTTCAACTATTTTTGTATAACCATTAGAACAAACCCGATGGAACGGTGTTGAACCATAATTACTTTTCTCATTCAAACTATTGAATCCTTCTGTTTTAATTAATAGGTCAACTATATCTTTGTGACCATAATAACAAGCCAAATAAAACGGTCTTTGACCATAATTATTTTTCTCATTCAAACTATTAAATCCATTCGTTTTCATTAATAATTCTACTATTTCTTTATGACCGTTACAACAAGCCATATGAAACGGTGTCCAACTATAACTATCTTTCTCATTCAAAGAATTAAATCCATCCATTTTCATTAATAATTCTGCTATTTCTATATGACCATTATAACAAGCGCTATGAAACGGTGTACGACCATCATTATTTTTTTCATTCAAACTATTAAATCCATTCGTTTTCATTAATAATTCTACTATTTCTTTATGACCGTTAAAACAAGCAAAATGAAACGGTGTACGACCATCATTATCTTTTTTATTCAAACTATTGAAATTTTTATCTGATAAATAATTCTTAACAGTGTTGATATTACCATTTTTACAAGCTTCTATGATTTTAGACATTTTCCCATTAAATAAACAACATTGATTACTTTCTGATATTTAAATATAACATTATATTTCAATTTTTTAATAAACAACTATTCTATATTATGTTTAATCATCTATGCATAAATATACATACCAATACAACAATTTCATACAATGTAGCACTAATATACCTCTTAAATAGTTTTGTATATTTTACAAAATTACAATAATATTATTTTTGCCACCATGACCATCATCAATTGTTGGTAATGTTGGATCGTGTTTCCATTCTCCATCAACAATAAATTTGTATTTAATAACACTATCGTCACGACGTAAATCCATGGAAATAGTTTTATTGTGTAATACATGTGCTTGTGACCAATTATCAAAATTCCCGTATAAAAGAATGTTGTTTCCTTCACCAGACCACTTAAAATCAACTGTTCTGTAATTATTTTTTATATATTCGGCTATTTTATCATCTTCATCTTTAATTAATTGAATTATTTCTGCTTCAGACGTAATCGTATACTGACCGTGTGGATCATCTTGATCATCTTGATTATATGGATTATCTTGATCATACCAAAAATTATCACTACCTCCTCCGCACTTCTCTACAATAATATTTACAGATTTATTTATTCTCGATTTACATATTAAACATGTAAATGCATCTACACCTATATGCTTTATGTATATCCTTTTTGATATTAATTCGTTTGCATCCTTGTAACATTCTTTACAAACACGAAAAAAATCATTTCTGATATGTCCCAAATAGCCATTGGTATAATCATCATATATATTTCCATTACATTCATAACATGGCAATACATTTGTCATAATTATACCATCCGAGTTAGAACTATCATCATCATGAATCCGAATATTATATTTCACAAAACATGTTGTGTTTTTTGGGTAAGACACCAATTCTGCTGGTGACGTCTGTATATAATTTTGTTTATTTTCACCTTTGATAGTCTTGTCATAACATTTACGACATATCCTTTTTTCTTCGGAACCTAATACTTCTAAACTTTTTGTTGGAGGATCAGTATCATTACATCCAACACAAACATATCCTTCATCCTCGGGAAATGTATAATGATACATTTTATTGCCATTTTCATCATATTTATTTCTATAGTTTTCATCATAAACATAATTATGATTATGATAAATTACATTAGGAAAACCACTACCCACTGACATATTTTGTATATCTATTTTGTTTAAAATAAATATATATATAATTGAGTTGCATATTATGATAATATCAATTTTACGGTTCCATCATACCTCTTTTATATTTATCAAAATTATATAGGCGAACGGTTTGAATTTTCGCATATTTTGTAATCATTTTCTTAAAATAAAGTTTTTTATCTTTATTGAACAATTCTTCGGTTAGTTCATTATCTGTCTCAATTTGTTTAATTGGATAATATTTTGATGACTTTTTCTCAAACGGAAATCCTCCGGTAAATTGATTCAATAAATCATTCTGACTTAGTTTCCAATGTTCTCTATGTGTATAGAAAGACGAAATTTCGAACAAATGTTCATTGTTCATCCAATATATTTCGTCCTTATATTCGTCAATAGAGAAAGGAAATGTGATTATGTCAACACGGGGACAATAAAAGATTTCTTGATCATTGTCATCATTATATTTCTTTTCAATAAATTTTCCGTATTTTTTTACAAAGTCTTTTTCATTATAAAATCGCATATGACTACCATTTATACACTGTAGCGGCGGTTGGTGTACAACATAATATTTAAAATCCATACATATATATATATATTTATCAGAATATTATATTAATATTTTAAACATCAAAAAGTTGAAATTAAATACTTAAACATTGATTGTAATCAATTATATAATACTATTTAATAAAAAATGGACAATAAAGATGGTTATTGGTTTGTAATTGCTTGTCATACTGGAAATATTGATGAAGCTAAAAAAATATACTCAAAAGGATCGATTACAACAAAAAATCTTCGTGAAGGATGGGGTGAATGTTGTTATATGGGACACCAGGAATTGGCCGAGTGGATCTATTCATTGAAAGTAATCGGAATTATGGATGAAGATGATTACATAGCTCAAAGAGCATATGAAGGTAAACAATTCGATTTACTTAGATGGCTATGTTCTTTGTGTCCAGAATATATGGAAAGAATAAAATCCGCATAATAATATAAAAAGTTGTTGTTAAAAGAATATATACATATTTTATATTAGTCAGGATTATACATCAATTGAACAATGGATATACCAAATTATATACAAATAGCAGATAGACAGAAAATAACTAACCCATATCATAAGGGAACAGTAAATAAGTTTTATGGTAATGTTGATGATTTTGAATTCGATCATCAGATGGAAAATTTTGAATTAATATCGATAAAATTAATGTTAGTCGGCATTAAATTTGATAAGGTATTCTCTAGTGCTATAGAACGAGAATTCAAAAATACAATACAATACGGAACAACATTTCTTGTTACAACAACAAATCCAAACGTATTTTGGTATAAATATGAATCAAAAGCACAAGGATCTGGTAATAATCATATGTTAATAAAAGGGAAGAAGGTAAAAGTTTCCGAATTCATAAAATTAGACAAAGATGATATATCAAAATTAATTTTTTAATTTATTTAATTTATTTGTATATAATATTTTCTATTTTATCACACCATCCATGTTTTTCAGAAAAGGGCCACACAATATATTTATAAGGTTTTTGTATATAATTAAAATTTCTCCATATTTTACAAAAATCATCTTGATCCTCTTTTAATTTAATAATTTCATCTTGTGATAAATCCTCCCTAAACAGTGAGTTTCCATCTTTGTCTTCATATATTACGGCCCAAAATTTGTAATCATCGTACGGAACTGACGATTTGTGAACATTAATACAGTCTCTGAATACATTAAGAAAAGATTTTTGATATTCTGTTTCATCATTGATTAGAGGATTTGGAGGTAAATTATGATCAAGAGTGTATTGTTGTACGCCTCTTGCTTTAAAGGAAATACCAGCATATTTTTCATAATCGCTCAACGACCTAATTGGTCCGAAACCATATTTTTCAAAATCAATATCATTAATAGTTTCATCAATACCGAACAATTTACGTAATCGCTGATGTGATTTAACATTTATATCATTCCAATCCTTACAATCATCCCAATGTTTTTTTCTGTACTTGCGCGTATACTCATGCCATGCAATTAATTTATGGGGACTGAATAAATCATATCCCCATGTGAATGCTCTGACTGCTATAGAAATTTCTTCTCCATGAAAATAATAATTGGGATCATGTTGTACTTCTTTGCAGAAAGTTCCAAGTGTAAAACAAAAATGTGCAGAATAAAATCTGCAGGAAATAGGTGATGTTAATGACTCAAAATAATCTATTGTTGATGGCATGAAAAATATAACTCCTTCTGGTGTAAATCTATCAAAATTTAATTTCCATGGTTTTAATATACGTCCTTGGGGATCATTTTCGGGATCGAAAGAAGGCAAATATGTCGTTATCAATGGTTTTTTATGTCCTTCATTTTGCAAATTTTTTATCATGGTAATAAGCTCCAAATCCCAATTAGGAACAAAACGATGATGTGAATCTAACTGTAATGTATATTCTTCATTATCGTAATATTGTTGTATTTTATTTCTAGCCCAACATACACCTTGAGATTCTTTATAATCAATGTCAATAATTTTAAATCTTGTATCATTTTTAAATTCATCTAAAGTATCCCATGTGTCTTCAATGCAATGTTGCCATGCAATACAAAATACTAAATTATCTGGATTATACGAGTTTTTAATACAATCTTTAATTGTTGGCAAAAGTTGATTATCTCGGTATGATGCTATTTGAATAAATATTTTTTCTGAATTCATTATTATATAAATATTTTATATAATAGTTTTTATTTTGTAACTCACCATTTAAATTATTATTTAATTTTCTCTTCTCTCACCGTTTTCATAATAACATATTCTGGAATGATTTATTGAAGATAATAATAATACAGCGACATTAAATAAGTTTTCTTTCTGTTTTTGAAATACCAAACTCATCCATGTTTGTTCGAATGGATGTGCAAATGCAGGTTCTAAAAAAACTTTTCTATTACCGTCTCTGCTAAACCATAAAGGCCAATTACAATAATATATTTCTCCTTCTATGTACGTTACATCCTTATATTTTTTTATATTCGTGAATTGTGTCAATGGCGGATTCGGATCTAATCCACTTAATGGTTTATGTAGTTTATTTGGGAAATATTTATGTCTGACATGATCTGGAACATTGTACCATGACCATTGAACTTCATTTCCTCCATACACTTCTGTAAAATTCATTTTCAAAAAATCGTATTTTTCTTTATGAATTATGTCCAATGTTTTATTATATAAATCGGTAACCCAATTTCTGAAACCATTTTGACAAAAAGTATTGTTATTTTCATACAGGAGCATATCATCCTCGAAAAATATATAATAATCTGCATCACTTTGATCAAAATGTTCCGCAACAAATTGTCGTCCTCCACAAATCCCTATGTTATTTTTTTTAATTTGTTCAAAACCATATTTTTCACACAATATATCATATTTTTCAAAAGTAGATTCATCAGTAGAATTATTTATTAAATATTTTTTGGGTTTATTAATAAAATTAACATCGGATTTTGTAAATGATTCCAATAAATATCCAAATTGATCAGGAAAATTATATGTTAATACGTACAAATTTGTTTTCAGTTCTCTATTTTCATTATTTTTATTTTGATTTTTATTTGTTGTATTATCGCATTCTTTCAATTCTTCAAAGAAAGATAATATCGAATCAATTTCATTTAGATCAAAACGTTGAATAATATTGGAATATTTATGACAAAGAATAGTAAAAATATATTCATCAGTTTCTATTAATTTATCATTTAATATTTGTTTTAAACAATTGTAATATAAATTATTCATTTCAGTAATTGTATTATCAGGACCTCCGAATATTTCTCCCGAACATAAATATTTAACAGAATCAACATTACAATATTTTGTAAAATTTTTGTCATTATCTTCATGAGAGTTAGATAAAAAAATAAATTTATTTATGCAATTCCCATAATTCAATAAATTATCTAAAAATCCATTATTTATTTTATTTGATATTGTCGAATCGATCCAAAAAAAATGTGATGATTTAAATGGATTATAAATTTTGATATCGTGTAATAAAAACATTTTGCTCATCATTATCGAATAATCTACATCGTCTGTTTGTTCAAAACAATTTTTAATATTTTTTATATTTTGTATTAATGGATAGAATTCAAACCAAGATTTAAAATCTTCTTTTTTTTTATAATAAATTTTTGTATTACTTTCACTTCTGTATTTCCATATATGTGCTTCATCTGATGGGTCAACATATATACACATATTGTTTGAACATTTTAACAATTTACTGAATTTTTCGATATCATTATTTATATCCCATAAACCTGTTACAATAGTGATAGGATTCATGTCGTACTATCAATATATAATTTATTTATATATTTATATATTCATATCTTTATGTTAAGTTTTTGTAATGTACAATGGTCACATTTGTTTAAAATAAACTAAATTACTCAGAAAATATTTTATAAAAACATTTTTCGTCAGAGCGAACACCATAATAACACGAATCAGATGGTATGTCATGATACCATGTATTAAATTTTAAATAATTATAATTATTTTTTAAAACAATAATTGTTAATAAATCCTCTTCAAGAGTTATATCATTTAATTCTATTACTTGCTTCGTTAATGTTTTAAATATTGAACATATTTTCAAAAGTTCATCTTTCTTACCACCAAAAAATCCTCCGACAATATGCACTGGTTTATTAATTTCTGTTATATTATTCCACCACTGTGGAACCCCATATGACCACTTCAATCCTAAAAAAACAAGTCCTGTATTGCCATTTTTTTGCATGAGTTTATCGATAAGTTCTGGTTTACATATATTATTTTTATTTATTGGCCAAAAAGTTTCATCATTAGGTTTAATAAATCTTTCCATTCCGCCAAATGAATTTGGTATAAGACCATTATGAAATAATCCAGCATCCACCCAATAATAATTGTCACTATTAAAATAATTGCTTTCGATTGCCATATTTAAAAAATCAATTTTAGATAAACATAAATGATGATTTCTATCATTCAATATGAAGGAATTACCCGATATTAGTCCATCTTTATCAATAATACCTTTTTGTTCCTTCATTCTGTAAATTTGATCGGAATATGTATAATTATTAAGATCATAGTCGACAATTTTATAATTAGAGAAATTGTTTTTTTCAAAAAATGTAGAAATTTTATTAATTTCACTCGGATGACTAAATACGACTATATTTGCATCGAGACTTAATAAATTTTTGAATGGATTTTCGTAATACTCGAATGAATAGTTTCTTCCTCCCATTCGTGAAAAATAAGAAGAATAATATATGGCTGTAACAATTGTATTTTTAACATTGTCATATTTTAAAACAACCTCTCTAATGGAGTCTTCAGACTCGTTCTTAATAAGTGCATCTTTCATTATACTGAAAATGAAACATAAAATAAATTTATGTGAGGATAAATTAAAATACTATAAATCACTTATTCATATTTTATATTAGATTAATTTGGTGGTTGTGTTGCTGATGGAGTTGGTGTTGGTGGCGGTGTTAGCGTTGGTGTCGGTGTAGGTGTAGGTGTTGGTGTTGGTGTTGGTGTTGGTGTTGGAACTATTGCTGATGGTGTTGGTGTTGGTGTTGGTGTTGGTGTTGGTGTTGGTGTCGGTTTAGATACAGGATCTGATTTATTTAACATCCTGTAAAACATCAAATCATTTACATCAAGATGATTACATTTATCATTACAATCGCCATTTTTATCGGCACATGGATTTGTACTTTTTTTATTATGCATTATATAAATTATATATAAAATAAAATTTATTGTAATAAATCATATTGTTCAAATATGAAAATATTTCATTGTTGGGTAAAAATGTGTATTTTTAATGTACTTATATAATATTATAATGAATAATTTTTTCGACAATAATGAACAAAATGTAACCTTGGTAACGGGTTTATGGAACATTGGTAGATCAAATTTAGAAGAAAATTGGTCTAGAAAATATCAAGATTACTTAGCTCAATTTACTCGATTACTTGAAGTAAATAATAATATAATCATATTCGGTGATAAAGAGTTAGAATCATTTATTTGGGAAAGAAGACAACACCATAATACACAATTCATTGTACGAAATCTCGATTGGTTCAAAATGAACGATTACTATGACAAGATACAAGAAATTAGGAATGATCCGAAATGGTACAGTCAGGCTAATTGGTTAATGAATTCACCACAAGCAAAACTCGATATGTACAATCCACTTGTCATGAGTAAAATGTTTTTATTAAATGATGCTAAAATTTGTGATAAATTCAATTCTGATTATATGTTTTGGATAGATGCTGGGCTCTCATTTACTGTTCATCCTGGATATTTTACACATGATATGGTATTACCCAAATTACCCAAATATATATCAAAATTTACTTTTATTACATTTCCCTATGAAACAACATCAGAAATACATGGATTCAAATATGATAAAATATGCGAATATGCAAATGATAAAGTAAATAAAGTCGCAAGAGGAGGATTCTTTGGTGGTCCAACAAAAACATTACCGCAAATTAATTCAATATATTATAATTTATTGATGGAAACATTAACAGATGGTTGTATGGGTACAGAAGAAAGTATATTTAGTATACTTCTTTATAAATATCCAGATATTGTAAATTATATAAAAATAACTGAAAACGGTATGTTATATACTTTTTTTGAAAATTTAAAAAATGATAATGTTATTGTTAAAAATTTATTGAAGTAATAAAAAATGAAAATATAATAAATAACCATATTTATTGATATATACAATTATTAAAAAGTTTATATGTCAACAAAGTGTTTTGATGTTTATATTAATGTCGATAGAGAATGTAATGATCATAAATTTACCCTGACTGAGATAGATAATTCTGTTTATAAATTCACTCTTCAAAAATATTCTACAGGAACCGAATATGTTATTTATGAAGGTCCTGATTTATTAGAATTAGCATCACTCATTAAAAAAATCGATTACGCAAATAATAATTGGATTGATTTGTATGATAAAGATAAAAAAAAGAAAATTATTACTGAAATATTATATTATTGGTTTGATTAATTTTTTATAATTTTTATAATTTTTATAATTTATATGATTTATATAATTTATGATGTGAAATCAATTATTGAACAATTTTTATTTAAATCCAGATAGGTACTCGTTAATACATCTCTTGACAAATCAATTAATTTTGTCGTATCATCTGGAGCGTCGCTAGGTAAAGCAATTACTATTTGTTCATTTGCAAAACCTATAAGATCATAAAGTTTATCAGAAAATGTTTTTAAATCGTCAAATGTTACATGATTTAATACAAAATTTTTTTTAAACATTTTATATGAACCACCGTAATTGCATGCCGACATACCATTTGTATCAACCATTATTAAATCATAGCTATCATTATCATATCGGAACAAATGAAAACGCCCTGCTTCGTAACTTGTATTTCTTGTTAAATCGGCTTCGATCGTGGAAATTTTATAATATTTATGTAATGTTTTATTATTTATTTTTATATTACAACTTGATAACTCATACATTGTGTAATCACCTGCATATTCATATATATCGTAAGTTGGCATTTCATCGAGTATTACAATTAGTCATTTGGCTATGTGCAATTACACATAATATATTTATAACATTGTTAGATGTTATAATAACCCTTATACGTCATATTAATTGTAAATTAATATATTCTTAATAAATGTAATTTTCAAGTCACGAAATAAAATTGAATACCACAACTGTTTATCATTTTTTATTACAATTTATTTAGAATATATTCAAATATAAAATTATTGCATGGAAACGAAATCGGCCTTTAATGCTTCAGATGT